TTCCACTTAAGACCATTTTTATATATTAAGCAAATATTTTTTTTTACACCTTCGGACATTAAAAACATTACATGTATAAAATAAAAATTGAATGAATATAATAATAACGTATTCATTATAAATAAAGTGATGTCAATATTTACACAGAATCAAACGGATGAAGATATTACGATTATCAAAGATGAAAATGGTAATGAAAAATTATATTTTGATCCATATAATCCCCTAAATAATGAAATAACTGAAGCCGACGTATATACCATTTTAAAAAAATACAATATCAATGTTGAAATAAAAAACTTTAATTTATTTAAACGTGCATTCATACATCGTTCATATACACGTCGTCCAGACAAAGAAAATGAAGAAAACAATATAATTATAGCAGAAAAACCAAATAATTGTTTACCATTACACACTAAATCAAATGAGCGATTAGAATTTTTAGGAGATGGAGTATTGGAATGTATAACAAAATATTGTTTATATAAGCGATTTCCAAAAGAGAATGAAGGATTTATGACAGAGAAAAAAATAGCATTAGTAAAAAATGAGTCGATTGGAAAATTAGCATTTGATATGGGATTACATCGCTGGTATATAATGTCAAAACACAGTGAAAGTAAACAAACACGTACAAATTTAAAGAAATTAGGTTGTTTATTTGAAGCCTTTTTGGGTGCCTTATTTTTAGACAGTAATAAAATAGATACAACAGGTGAAAAAGAATGGACGAGTGCGTTTATAACCGGACCTGGGTTTCAAGTAGCACAAAACTTTGTTGAAAATGTATATGAAAAACATGTAGACTGGATTGCGTTGATTAAGAATGATGAAAATTATAAAAATATTTTACAAGTATTAATACAAAAAGAATTTAAAGTAACTCCCCATTACAATGAGATACGTGAGTATGATGTGGATAGAGGATATCATATGGGAGTATATTTATGTTTAGGACAATCATTTCATGACTTGAAACATTTTCAAGCAATTCCTGTTAAAAATATAAAGAAATACCAGGATATACATGATGTTATGAGTGAAGACAATAAAATATTTGTATTTTTAGGTGAGGGACAGCATAAAATAAAGAAAAAGGCGGAACAAATTGCGTGTAAAGAGGCATTGGATAATATTAGTAAATTTGGATAAAATACAATATCAATATAAATTATATTATTATTGTATATACATAATGAATATTATTGATACATTAAAGAAAAAACCAGTTCCAAAGGGAAAAAAAATGTTTAAGATTTTTTTTGGTAAGAAAGAAGAAGAAAATGTGAAAAATATTGAAGACGTAGAAAAATCCAATGAAATTCCCATTGAAAAAGAGGAAGAAAAAGAAGAAAAAACAGAAAAATCAGAAAAATCAGTAATGGGTCCAGATATTATTGACAAGCGTGGAAAAGTATCAATTAATAGGGATGAAATAATGGAACGTTTAAAAAAATTTAAAACAAAAACCATGGTCGTACAAGAAGAAAAAGATGAAACAACAAACGCAATAGTAACCGATGTAATGAAAGATGAAACATCTGATATCGTTGTTGAAAAAGCAGAACCTATTGTAATAGAACCAAGAGTTGACGAAGAAACACGGGAAGATGATGCCGAAGAAAAAAAGATTGAAGAAAAGACAGATAAAAAAGACGCTGATACAGAGGTTGATGATACAGAGGTTGATGATACAGAGGTTGCTGATACAGACGATGAAATAAAAATATCAGAAATGCCAGTAGTGGATGTTTCGGTAAAAAAACGCGGAAGAAAACCCAAGGAGGGTGTTTTCGATCAACAATTAATTAATTCTGGTATTGAAAAATTCAAAAAGAATATGCCACAAATTGGAGACAAAATATTAGTAAAATCGTCTTCATATTACATGAATAATCGTAAAATTTTTGTCAAAAAAATAAATGAATTGTTTAAGGATTATTTGAAGGAAATACAATCATCTGAAAGTGGTATTAGTTGTAATTCGAGTGCGAATGAGGAATTCAGTTTATTAACACATCAAAAAATAGTTCGTGATTATTTAAATATATACACACCTTATCGTGGATTATTATTATATCACGGTTTAGGTAGTGGTAAAACATGTTCTTCTATTGCTCTTGCGGAAGGTATGAAAAGTGATAAAAAGATTGTTGTAATGACACCAGCGTCATTAAAGATGAATTTTTTTAGTGAATTAAAGAAATGTGGTGATTTGTTATTTAAAAAGAATCAATATTGGGAATTTGTATCTATCGATGGAAAACCAGAATATGTCGAAATACTTCATAAAACAATGTCAATTTCCAAAGAATATATTCGTAAACGCGGTGGTTGTTGGATGGTAAATGTTAAAAAAGAGCCAAATTTTCCTACATTAACTACAGAACAGCAAAAAGAGATTGATTTACAATTAAATGAAATGATACGAGTTAAATATTTGGATTTGAATTATAATGGTCTTACAAAAAAGGCAATGGTTAAATTAACTGGAAATGATAGTCGTAACCCATTTGATAATTGTGTTTTGATAATTGACGAAGCGCATAATTTCGTGAGTCGTATTGTAAATAAACTGAAGAATAAAAAATCAACATCATATAAATTATATGAATACATAATGAATGCTACTAATGCAAAAGTCATTTTATTATCAGGAACTCCAATTATCAACTATCCAAATGAAATTAGTATTTTGTTTAACATGTTACGTGGGTATATTAAATCATGGACGTTTAATATCAAAGTAAAAAGCGATGCAAAAATAAACAAAGATGCTATTTTGGAAATGTTTGACAAAGAAGGATTCAATACATTTGATTTTATTGAATATAGTGGTAATAAATTACAAATTACACGTAATCCATTTGGTTTTATAAATACAAAGAAACGTGGTATTTTACGTGGTACAAAAAAAGTCAAAGGTGGTGATGAAAAAGAGGAAGATGATAAAAAGGAAAACATCAATGAGGAAGACGTAAATGAAGAAAATGTAGACCTATCTGAAACAGAATTACAAGATGATGGAGATTTTGAAGAAAAAGGAATTCCAGAACAGAGTGAAGAAACCACAGATGAAGATATCAGTGAAGAAGAATTAAATCAAGAAACTGAAGATGGTGAAGTTCCAGACGAGGATGAGGATGAAGTTCCAGATGAGGACGAGGAAGAAGATGAAAATTTGGCGGAAAAACAAAAAGAAATTGCTGATAAGCAACAAAGTACTATTGCTGAATTGAAGGACAAGGTCACTCGTATGGAAGAAGAATTGGTTTCTATTCAAGAGAAGAACAAAATATTAGAAAAGGCATTAGTAGATAAAACAGTTGAAGCTCATGTTTCTGAATTATCTGATACACCTACTGAAGAAAAAGAAACAGAATTCGAATCAGATGAAGTTGATATGGAGCCATCTGACGATATAGAAGAAGAAAAGGAAGAAGAAAAGGAAGAAGAGGAAGAAGAATCCGATTCAGAAGATGCTGAAAAAGAAGAAAAAGACACTACTGACGATGATATTGAAACATTAAAGGGTAATATTCGTGGTTTAGAATATGATATTTACAGTATTAAAAAGAGAAATGATGAATTAGAAGAACAATTGAAAGAACAACAAGAAAAACAAGATACATCAAAAAATTACAATGTTGCTGCGATTATTGATAAACAATATAATCAAGAACAAATGATAGAAGAACAAAAGAAGATAATAGAAACACAACGCGAAGAATTTGATAAATTAAAATTAGAATTAGATGAATTAAAAGGACAATATGATAAATTGGACGAAAACGATGAAATACGTAAAGAAAGAATAGAAATGCAAAAAGAACAAGAAAAAGAATTACAAAAACAAATTAAGGAAATGGAAAAAATAAATCAAGAACAAGAGAAAAAATTGGAAGATATGGTCCAGGATACCAAGGAAAAGGATACCAAGGAAAAGGATAACAAGGAAAAGGATACCAAGGAAAAGGATAACAAGGAAAAGGATAACAAGGAAAAGGATACCAAGGAAAAGGAAGAAGATAAATTGGATGCCGCAACAGAAGAGGAAAGTTTATATGGGCGTTTTGAAAAAGGTATAGACACAGCACGTGATTATATTAGCAAACAATTAGGAATCGGAGATAGTGGTATTGTAGGTGGTGCTAGAAAAACAAAGAAGGCAAATCGTCCAAAAACGAATACACAGAAATCCTCTAATAAACGAAAGACGCAAAAAGTTCAAAAAATAAACATCATACCTAAAATAGAATACAAAGAAGAAGAAATAGAAGATGAAGCATCAGCTAGAATGTATTACCAAATGGGTAATAATCAAATATATAACCCTTATTATGGAGGTAATGGGGCATTGTTTGATAAATACAACGGTGTTAAATTGGATAGCACTGGAAACATTAGCGATGATGAATTTATGAATTTAGTAATCAAAATATTAAAGAAAAATAAATTAGAAGTAAATGAATCAAATATACAAATTGATAATTATAAGTCGTTACCAGATAATCCAGTTACTTTTAATGAGTTATTTATAAGCGAAGGTAGTTCTGAACTTAAAAATGTGAATTTATTTAAACGACGCATATTGGGTTTAACATCATATTTCAGAAGCGCACAGGAACAATTGATGCCGTCAATTGTAAAAACGGGTGATAATGAAAATATTTTTATAGTGAAAACACCTATGAGCGATCACCAATTTTCAGAATATCAAGCAATTCGTAAGAAGGAAGCAGAAGAGGAAAAACGAAACAAGAAAAATAAAGGAAAAGAAGGAATGGTAGACAAAGATGGTGAAAGTATTTATAATTTTTCTTCTACCTATAAGATTTTTTCTCGTGCTGCTTGTAATTTTGCATTTCCAGAAGATATTGAACGTCCAAAACCATCTATGGATAGTAAAGGCGAAGTTAGTGAAGATAATTTTGATGGTGTTAAAAAGAAAGAAATCATGAATCGTGATGATTATAATCCAGAAGATGATGAAGATATTACAGAAGATATGAATTATCAAAAACGATTAACAAAATCATTGAAAGAGTTAGGTAAAAAGAATAAACAAGGTAGTTATGTCTATTTGAATGTGGATTCTTTGAAACAATATAGTCCGAAATTTTTAGCATTATTATCCAATATAAATCATCCAGAGAACACAGGAATGCACTTAATATATAGTCAATTTAGAACTTTGGAAGGTATTGGGATTTTAAAAATGATATTAAATGCGAATGGATATGCGGAATTCAAAATTAAAAAGAATACAGCAACAGGGAAATGGACGATCGTTCAAAATATTGGTGATGAAGAAAAATCCAAATATGTCTTATATACTGGTTCAGAAACTGCTGAAGAAAAGGAAATAATTCGTAATATCTATAATAGTAATTGGAAATTGGTTCCCGAATCCATTGTTTCACAAATAGAAAAAAGATCAAAACATAATCATAATGGAGAAATAATAAAGATCTTTATGATTACCGCATCTGGTGCTGAAGGTATTAGTTTAAAAAATACACGATTCGTCCATATTGTAGAACCATATTGGCATATGGTAAGAACAGATCAAGTAATTGGACGTGCACGTCGTATATGTAGTCACGAGGATTTACCCAAATCATTACGAACAGTAAAGGTATATTTGTATTTGGCAACATTAACAGAAGAACAAAGTACAAGTGATAAAAATACAGAATTACGTATTCGTGATACTAGTAAAATTGACGGTGTTACTCCAGTGACAACGGATGAAATGTTATATGAAATATCTTACTTGAAGAATAATATCAACAAACAAATATTAAATGCTGTAAAATCGACATCTTTTGATTGTAATTTATATGCCACAAAGAGAAATGAAGATGAAGCAGTTGCTTGTTACAATTTTGGAAAAGTGGAGTCCAATGATTATACCGGTCATCCCAATATAGATGTTGATAAAACATACAAAGATGAATTAAATATCAAGAAGATTACGTGGAAAGCACAACAGATAACATATAGAAGAAAGGATTACGCATTAAATACAGAGACAAATGAAATTTATGACATGGAGAGTTACAATAATGCGGTAGAAGGATTGGGTGATTTAATAAAAGTCGGGCAATTAGAAACAGACAGTAAAGGTAAACCCAAATTCGTTTTTAATAAATAAATATCCCAATGAATTAGCACATATGCAATGATATATTATGGAAATATGATATCATTGATAAATATAATCCACAAACAAGCAAAATAACAAGAAAAAAGGGGGTGGTTGGAATGTAATGTTTGATATTATTGTAAACTCATTATGATGTAAATTCGTCGTTAATCAACTCTTGTTTTTTATTTGATATTTGTAATATTTTTTGATCTGACGATTGTAAAGTGATTTTTTTGGTTGTCATTTGTGGACCTATAAATTCATTAATACATCGGATAGTATCATGTGATATGTTGTGATGTTTCAAAGAATCTACAATAGTATTCGATAAATTGTTATAATAGTTAGACTGTAGTTCATCCATAATAAAACGATATACTGTTACTGTTTTTGTTTGTCCTTTTCTGTAACAACGTCCAATGGCTTGTTCCTCCTTGGCCGGATTAACACAAGGTGTAATAAAGTATATTTCATTATATTGTTGAAGATTAAGACCTTCACAACACATTGATAATTGTAGAAATAGTATTTTGGGACGTTCATCCTTGGAATTTATAGAATTCATTCTATGTTTTTGAGAAACCTTACCACTCATACTAATAATTTCTGGATCATAATCAAAGTGCGTATTATTCAAATAATTAATTAATAATCTGATATGATATTGTATTGCGTGTAATTCGCTATGATAATTATAAAATATGATGCGATTATTAGTGGGCTCATTTTTAATACTGCTTGTTAATGTTTTTATGAATCCGCGTATTTTTGATGACATGCCATAATTTTTACTATTTACGAGTGTATTCGCACTTCGTGAAAGGATATCTGCGCCTTTATTTTTTCCAAAAGAACTATTAAAGAATGTTTTCAACATGCATGGATGTATACATGAATGATGTTCTCGAACATATTTTGCTATAGTACCAAAACGATAAACTGTTTCATTATCAGAAACCGTGTCCGTTATAGTATTTCTAGATACAACTTCATTATTGTGGAGTTGAATGGCTAATGCGAATTCTTCTGATGATTTGTCCCAATCAAGTGTTATTGTATTTTTTACAAGTTTTGGCATTGGTATTCCAACACTTGTTTTTGTTCTGAATAATAATTTTTCATTTTTAATAGTATCATAATATGTCGTAATAAATGATGTTTCCATTCCGAGCAACTTATACAAAGAATACAAATCAGACTTACGATTATTTATGGGAGTTCCTGTCAAACACCACACACTTAATTTCGGAACAGCATTTCTATTTAAATGACATAATGTATTCGCATAATCAAAATGTTTTGATTTATAATTACGAATATGGTGTGCTTCGTCAAATATAATACGATTCCAGAAGTTCGGTCCAGTCGAATGTAAATTATTGTATATTAAATCTTTCACTAGAGCATAAGACGTAATAACAATAGGCGACTGTTTAATCTGTTCGAGAGTAATATTCTTTCTTTTAGCTCCATAAAATATAAGTGGTTCAACATAACAGCATTTCAAAATGGACTCTTTCCATTGTGAAATTAAAATAGGAGGAAGGACAATTAATGTATGTGGCACAATACGAGTAGATAAAAGAGATAATGTAGTAATCGTTTTACCTAAACCCATTTCATCTGCATAAATACCTCCGCGATGATCGTTGAAAAGTGTATCATCGGTATTTATTTCCTCGTTCTTAATACACCAATCGAGGGCAACTTGTTGATATTTGTGAACTTCTACATTAGAATGTTTAATGAAAACATCGTAATTAGAGGAATATTTCGTTAAATATTGTAGCATGATTGTTTTTACGTAGTTAATAATACATCTGTTTAATGTTTCATTAAAGGGCTTGTCTTGTTCAATTTTCAGCATTTTCGTGATGAAAAATATATTGGAAAAACAAAATAAATAAAGATCATTAATTAGTGTATTATGAGTACTAACGAATTACATATAGATCCATCATTGTTAAACAAGCCAGTCCAAATGTATAAACCAACCGTGATATTCTGTATTCCCGGTAATCATTTTTCAAATAAATTTTTTGAATCATGGACGTTGACGATTATGAATATTTCACATAAATATAATATCATATTATCAAATCAGTATTCATCACAAGTGAATTTTGCGCGTGCGTTGTGTTTAGGAGCGAATGTATTAGATGGACCCGATCAAAAACCTTTTGGTAACGGGAAACATAAATATGATGTTATAATGTGGTTAGACAGTGACATGGTATTTATGCCACAAATGATAGATATATTAATAGAGAAATGCATCAAACAATATAAAGTTGTATCTGGAATTTATGCGATGGACGGAGGTCAGCAATTATGTTGTGTAAAAAATTGGGATGAAGATTATTATAAGAAAAATGGTACGTTTCAATTTCTCTCTGTAAAGGAAGGGGCTGAATTAGTAAAAACTAATAAAAATATGTTAGAATGTGCGTATGTAGGAATGGGATGTATGGCGATGAGATATGGTGTCCTAGAAGATACACGTTTTAAGTATCCGTGGTTTTTTAGAAATATTACATCATTTAATGACGACGGAAAAATAATAACAGATGGTACAAGTGAAGACGTCAGCTTCATTCGTAACATGATTGACAGTGGTATTATTACCGGAGTGATGGTAGACTTGTCATTGCGTTTCGGACATGAAAAATCAGTTGTTTATTAAAATTACTTAAAATCAGATACGATATGGAACCTATCAGAAAGCCGTATCGCGCCCATTTCTTACTTTCTTTCATTACGATAGAATAATGATGAAAATTTTTGTCATTACTTACATGACGACGTTTTTGTAAATACAAATTTGTCATTATTCCTAAATAAGATGTTGTTATTCCAACCATTGTCATATGAAACAAATTTCTATACATTACAATAATTCTAATGTATAGTTTTTCCTAAATTATTTTTCAACAAATATATATTTGGAATAATTTTCAGCAAATAAATATATGTAAAATTATTGATTATGTGTTTATGATAAATTACACAAAAGACAATATAAAACGAACGAACATATATTATTTATAAATCTTTGGAAAATGAACGAAGAGAATAATGTATTGACAATTAAGACAGTTCAAATACAACCAATTCGTAACATGATAACTGCTATTAAAGACATATTAACAGATGCGACAATTACATTCACTAAAAATGGATTATCAATTTGCGACTTTGATAAAACACAAACAATATTAGTAAATGTTATATTGGAAGCGTATAAATTTGAGTCATTTTCATGTGAACCTAATCAAATTATAGTATGTGCGAATACTTCACAATTATTTAAGTTGATTACAACCATGTCGAATGATGATACTTTATCCATATATATTGATAAAGACGATTACAATGAAGGAGTTGTAACACATCTTGGTTTACAATATGATAACAGTCAGATACGTCAATGCTCTACACAGAAATTACGTTTAATAGATCCAAATACCGACAATGAAGATTTTCCTGAAAATTTGGAATATTCAACCGTCATAAATTTACCAACAAGTGATTTTCAAAAAATTATTCGTGACATGAATGGAATATCTGATCGTATAGAAATCAAGTCTGTTGGGAATGACATTATATTTTCATGTGAAGGTTCATTTGCAAAATCGAAAATTTATCGTTCCGAATCAGATGGAAATATGGAATTCATTCAAAAATCTGAAGAGAGTATAGTAATACAAGGTGAATATTCACTTAAAAGTTTGAGTCATTTTATAAAATGCACTCCATTATGTAGTCATTTAGAAATGTATTTGGGGAATGATTTACCATTAATTATTAAATATGATGTTGCTTCATTGGGTGAAATTAAATTATGTTTGTCATCATTACCACCAATGGTATAAATGATTGTAAATACGAGAAAAAATAAATTAGTTGTGTAATAAACTAATTTATTGGAAATAAAATTTGTCTAGTAATTTTTACTAAATAGTAATATATTTTTCATTATGAGGTATAACTTTCCCTGCAATATCCGTCATTTCAAGATTTTTGATAAGACAATAAACAATTTTCAAATTCTTCTGATTTGCATATTTTGAGTGTATTTTACAACATAAAGTACCTTGTTTGATAATTTTACGTAGTATTTTTTTATCCGTAATGCATAATTCCGATAAATTACAAACAACATGTGCTGACGGATATTCTGACACATGAAACCACATGTCATCATCCGCCGATTTATCGATTAGTTCTTTATTATCCTGCTGTGTAGAACCAATATAGAAAGTGATTTCTATATCGTTCACTTTTGTAAACCACTTTTTCATAAATAGTAAAAATAATTTAAATGTATTATATAATAATAAAAAATGAATTCACAAACATCCTATTCAATTTTCCCATTGATACTCTTGATTATAATTGTTATTGCTATTTTAGTGTAAAATTAATCTTCTGGTTCATGTTTTTTAAATAGACATTCATAACTAGATTGTTCGTCCATTATATCATTAAACACAGAACTATCTTGATATTTATCAGTATCCATCCATACTTTAATGATACAAAAATTGCGTTTAGGTGATACAGTAATTCCATTAATATGTTTATTAACATTTTCGGTTGTACTAAACGACTCTCCCGTAACATATTTAAATAATTTATTCCAACAATTTGCGACATTTTTATTATGTATTTTATATGAAAAACAACCACCATTTCTATTCCGCGGGTCTTCCCATCTTGGTGTGATACCATCCCGCATTAAAAATAACATACATCCTTTAATTACATTTATATTAATTGCTCTTATAATAGCTAAAGCGTCCTCCATTTTATTAATTCCCTTCATAATTGGCTTATAACTTCGTAAATCCCAGTTTGGGTCGGTTGGTAAATGGTAATACATATCCCATTTATCATTTAAAGAATGCGTTGGGGATTTATCATTATGGTTTTCACTGTGATTTGCCATAATTTCCTCCCTTATATAGTATTTATATTTATATTTTTTTATATACCTTATAAACAATCAATTTTTATTATCTCATGTTAGTGTTATTTATTCCTCATTTGTCTCCTCTACCTGATTTGTATCCTTCGCTACCACCTTCGCATCATTCTTCGTATCTATAATTTCAAATGAATTCTTGTTTATTTTCATATATTTATGATAGGTTAATTCAATAATATTCAAATCACTATCCATTATATTTATTTTGTAATTCTCGTCAAATACATATTTTTTACTTTGATGTTCCAAAATATATTTAACAAATGTTGGTAAAAACAACTCATTACCAATAATAAAATATTCGTTATCTAATTCAAAAGATATTGGTTGTTTCATATCTTCATGTGTATATTCAATGGATAATAAACTGGCTTCGGATTTCACAATATCAGAAATTGTAAAAACATCCATATTGTCGTTCATTTTTTTCACAATAATATTATTATGCAGTCGCATCATATAAATACTATCATTTACTATTCCGTACATTTTCATGTCATTTAAAATAGTTTTAGACATTTCCAAAGACTGTTTGATATCATTATCATCATGAAAGTGTTTAATATTATATTTATGTGCTTCATTCAACCATCTTCCATTTTGTAAAAATACAATTTTACTTATCCAATGGTAATATTTATTTTTCGTAGTGTTGTATTTTTTCACAATAATATTATAATTATCATTTTTATAACTAGAAATAACACCATACCAGTTTATATCTTTAGGAAAGTCACAGCGGATATTATTAATATCGCACCATATCATGGAACCATAATAATAAGTAATATCGACAGTTTGTTCTACAAATTTAAAATTAGTATATAGATATTTACATGCTTCCAAACAACTGTCGACAGCCTTTATACAAAAAATTAACGCTTTCGAGAATAATGATTTAAAACCAATCGTATTCATAATTATTATTAATATGTGTGTATTTTTTATATATCTTATATAAATTGTTATTATACTATTATGAAATATGATAAAGGTTTATTCATATTTAGACGTGATTTAAGAATTTACGATAATACAACGCTTATAAAAGCGTCGGATATGTGTAAAGAAATTATATGTTGTTTTATATTTACACCGGCTCAAGTAACTTCCGAAAATAAATACAAATCAGAAAACGCAATACAATTTATGATTGAAACACTGAATGATTTAAAACATGAATTAAAGAAACATGATTGTGAATTACAAACGTTTTTTGGAACCAATACGGAAGTTCTCAATTCTATATTTAAACAAAATAAAATAGATGGTTGTTTTTTTAATATAGATTATTCGCCCTATGCTTTAAAACGCGATGAGGAAGTACGAACAATATGTAATAAATATAAAGTATCGTGTATATGCGAACATGACTATTATCTATATAAACCAGGTTCTATTAAAACGGGTACAGGTGGGTTTTATAAAAAATACACACCATTTTATAATACTGCTATTGATAAGAAGGTAAAACCTATTGACTCACAGAAAATAACGAATTTTTCAAAGACATTATTGAAAGGTATGAAATCTCAAGAAATAACATTGGATTTAGCTTTTAAACGATTTACACAAATGAATGAAAATATATTGGTTCGTGGTGGACGTGGATTCGGATTAAAGCGTCTATCAGCAGCATTAAAAGAACAAAATAAATATAGAGAAAAACGAGATTTATTGATATATAATACTACTTTTTTATCAGCTCATATAAAATTTGGTAATATATCCATAAGAGAAGTATTTCATTCTGTAAAAAACCGATATGGAAAACAACATGGAATTATAAGTGAATTAATTTGGCGTGAATTTTTCGCTCATTTATTATATAATTTTCCTGAAGTAGTAGGACAGTCATATAATGAAAAATATCGTAAAATAAAATGGCGAAAGAGTATGCGTGATTTTACAGCATGGAAAATGGGCCAAACAGGTTTTCCAGTAGTTGATGCTGGTATGAGACAAATGAATGAAACTGGATACATGCATAATCGTTGTAGAATGATATGTGCGACATTTTTAATCAAGATTTTGTTATTAGATTGGAGATTGGGCGAACAATATTTTGCGGAGAAACTAACTGATTATGATATTGCTTCAAATAATGGAAATTGGCAAGGAATAAGTGGAACAGGTGTAGACATGAAACCCTATTTTAGAACGATGAATCCTTGGATACAAAGTAAGAAATTTGATCCGAATTGTGAGTACATTAAAAAGTGGGTTCCCGAATTATCTGATATAGAACCAAAAGATATTCATGAATGGTATGATAAATGGGATAAACATAAGATATATATAAAACCAATAGCGGATTACAAGGAAAGAACGGAGATGATGATGGAATTATACAAGAGTGTGTAAAAAATTAAATCTTAATAGATTGTATATAAATGAATTATCAGGAAATAAATAGTGCATATAATAATAAAAAACCACAATATTTAGGATATGAAACTGATGAAAAGATAAATAATTTTTTCTCAAAACCGGTAGTCAATCATTATCTTGAAGAAACAAATGGAGAACACGTAAGTAGTAGTTGGAAATATAGAAAACACATGATGACACATTCTCAATCCATTAAGAAACGTAATTTGCGTGAAGCAAAGAGTTACAGTGGACGTTATATTCCCCAAGAATATAATTTTCCAGTTATAGAAAGTGATTTGAAAGAAAATTATATGCGAAAATATGAAATGGATACACGTAAATTTGCTCCAAATGTATTTATTGAAAAAAAGAATTAGAATAATATATTTTATTGTTATATTAAGGATTATAACAATATGAAAATGCTTAGTTTTGATGTTGGAATAAAAAATATGGCATATTGTTTATTTGATGTATCTGATAATGTATTGAATAATCCAAAAACAGCAGGATTAGATATTGGGTTCGCAATAAAACAATGGGATGTAATAAATTTAATTGCTGATGTAAATAACAATGTATCACGGAAATGTGGATGCACTTTGAAAAATGGAAAGATATGTAATAAAAAAGCATATTTTCAGAAGGACATGAGTTATTACTGCAAAAAGCATAGTACAGAAGACGGTCATTGGTTACCGAGTAAAGAATATAATAAAACGGGATTGATAAAAAAGACTACAGATGAACTATTAAAGTTATGTCGTAATAGTTTTTTAACACCAACAAAGAAGACAAAACAAAATTATATTAATACATTAATGGAATTTTATAAAAATAAAGTTCTCGATCCTATAAATACAAAAGTAAAAAAGTGTGATGAATATGATTTGATTGATTTAGGACGAAAATTAAAAGTTGCTTGTAATTTGGAATTCAATACAGATGAAATAGATATTGTGTTAATTGAGAACCAGATAAGTCCAATAGCAAATCGTATGAAAACATTACAGGGTATGTTATCACAATATTTTATTATGAAAAACGATGATATTAAAATAGTATTTGTAAGTTCACAAAATAAATTGAAATTTTTTGATAAACAAATAATTAAAAGTATGGATACAAATGTAGCTAATAATGTTGATGTAGGTGATGAGGTGGATAAAAACGACAATAATAGTTCAAAGAAATACAAAGAAAATAAGAAAAACGGCGTATTTTATTGTAAACATTTATTGAAAAATAAATATGATTCAAATAAAGATTGGATCACAAAGATGGATACAAAGAAAAATGATGATTTAGCAGACGCCTTTTTACAAGGTATATGGTATTTAGAAAAATGATTTAATGCGTAAAAGATATAAATATAACTTCTTGAATTAGATAAATGGAAGTAGACATTGGTTTTGATAATGCGGAACCTTTTAATATAGATTTTAATGAAGGTCCGAAACACGAATCTTCGTCATCTAATTTAGGGGTCGGTATAGAGTTATTAATGAACGATAAAAAAATGCCTACCAGCGGAAGTGACGTAGATATTGGCGATTTAAATAAATTAGAAAATGAGTTAAACGATTTAAGTGGAATGGATAATTCCAATCCATCTGGTGGACCAGGATTGACGTTTGACATACCTATATCTAAAAGTGGCGGAGAAAATATCGATTTGTCTGGTTTTGATGTAGAAGAAGATAAAAATGATTCCAAGTTAGGTACAGCAACAATAGAAAGTATTGGTAACAATACGGGTTTTATGAAGCCTGCAAGTGAAGAATTCATGAGATCGGTTTCAGCACCCAGAATGACTGATCGTGAAATGCGTCGTAAAAAACGTATCATGTTGAAAAAGATGGAAGATTGGCATGATAAAGGATTATTGAAAGGTCGTTTTGAAATGAATATGGATACTTCTTTTGAAGAGATTGAAGACGAATATGAAACTGTGTTGGAAGAAAAACGTAAAAAAGATAGTATAAAATTACAGGGATGGTGGTTTATGACTGCGATTAACTCCATTGAATACGCAAATGCTGCTTTTAATCCATTTGATTTGAATTTGGATGGTTGGGGAGAACAAGTGAATGAGGATATTGATAGTTACGAAGAAATATTCGGAGAGTTGCATGAAAAATATAAGGGAGGTAAAATGGCACCTGAATTATCCTTATTATTGCGTTTAGGTTTTAGTGCGGCAGTTGTTAATTTCACAAATAAAGCATTATCAAGTGCTACACCTGGATTCAATGATGTAATTAAACAAAACCCAGATTTGATGAAGGCTTTCAGTGAAGCTACAGTCAATACAATGAGTCAAAATTCACCTGGATTTGCTTTTGCTAATAATATGATGCAAGAACAAGAAATGCGTCCACGTGGACCTCCACCACCCGCTCCACAAGAAACCAAATCCCTTAAAACCGAACCTCCAATGAAATCTCGACCTGATATGCGTGCTGCAATCAATGAACGTGGTGTTGAATTGGATGGAGCACAAAGTCTAAATAATCAACAAAGAAGTGCTCGTCCAGAAATGCGTGGACCCAAGAATGATGATATTGACAATATATTAGCTGGATTGAAAACTAAATCAATTAATATCCAAAATAATGACAAAGATGATTCTGTAATAAGTGCCAATTCAATTGGTAACTTTTCTACAAATAGTAAAACGCCAAAACGTACTCAAAAAAGAAAACAAAAATCGGATAAAAATACTATTTCTTTAGATATTTAATTTTGAACGGGTTCAATAAATATAATAATACAAAAATCAATATAAATAGAATGTAAATAAATATATTGTATGACAGTTTGTCCGAGTGGTTAAGGAGACGGACTTGAAATCCGTTGGGAAATTCCCGCACAGGTTCAAATCCTGTAGCTGTCGTCAGGAGGGCATGTAGCTCAGGGGTAGAGCGCGCGCTTAGCATGCGCGAGGTCGTAGGTTCGAATCCTACCTTGTCCATTATAGCAGGCATAGTTTAGTGGTTAGAACACAACGTTAACACCGTTGAGATCCGAGTTCAACTCTCGGTGCTTGTAGTTAAAAATAATTAATATATTTTTTTATAAATTATTTTATGTCGCAATAGCTCAGTTGGGAGAGCGTAAGACTGAAGATCTTAAGGTCACTGGTTCGATCCCGGTTTGCGACACGTGAAAATCGTATAGTGGTGAGTACGTCTCGTTGTGGCCGAGAAAACCAGGGTTCGATTCCCTGTTTTCACAATTTTAGGCAATTTGGCGGAGTGGTTAACGCGGTGCCCTGCTAAGGCATTGTCCTTTGGACGCGTAGGTTCGAATCCTACAGTTGTCGTTATTTTGTAATACAATACAATATGTATTATATTACATTTACACTTTGAATATGTATTTATTCATGTGATTCTAATAAAGAAATTGCATCGTTTTTCTTCATTTTAGAAACACTTGATGCTAATCCTTTTGATTTAACTAAAGCACGTAATTCAGTTAAGTTCATTTTTGAATAATCTGTCGTGTTAATTTGATCCAATGTCATGGCAACATTTGATGATGTCACAGATATTTGTTCGCTTTGAATTGTGTCATTATCCTCATCCTCCTCATCCTCCTCATCCTCCTCATCCTCTTCATCCTCATCTTCCTCATCCTCTTCCTCGTCATCATTCTCTCCATCATCCTCTTCCTCGTTATCATTCTCTCCATCATCCTCTTCCTCTTCACCCTCCTGATCCTCGTTATCTTCCTCTATAGATTGCATTAAACCTTCGGCGTCCTCTTCCAGTTCATTTTCTTGAGCGAATTGATTACCTCCATGGTAAAATGAATCAAACTGATGTTGTTCGTTGTATAATATTTCTTCTTGTGGATTATTTTCCAACATACTTAATTTTTGAACGACATTATTTACAATTTCTAATAGAGTTTTATTACTATTTTCAAGTGTTGTTAAACGTTGTCTAAAATTATATATCAACATCAATACTAAAATACAACATATTAATAAACTTGCAACAAAAAAAGTATTCATGAAACTTAATACACTAGTCATTATATAGAAAAATGTATATTATATAATCTAGATCTAAACGATTGTTTAAGTTATTTTATAATCTATTTAGTTATAGAATAATTATGTAATGAAATATTATAATAGTAAAATGGAAAACATTTCAAATATGTTGGATGTAAATGATTCAAAAAATTGGCTAATATTATTATTGATAATAATAATCTTTTTTTCATTATTCGGAATAAATATTGTTATACTGATTGGTAATATTTTACAGAGCATTTTAGAAATAATAATGCCATTATTCAGGCAAATATTATCTATTATTGGCATTTCTACAGGGAAATTATTAAATACAACCGCGGATGTAGTAGGAGATACTGCTAAATTTACAGTAGACATCGCTGAAGGTTCCGTTCAATCTGTTGGAACTTTATTACAAAAAGCAGGAGCACAGGGTCTCGCCGGTAATCCCAATTTCAATTTATCCAATATAACAGATTCAGCAAAACCATATAGTGGTCCAACAATGACAGGTCAATCACAAAAATCAGGATGGTGTCTTGTTGGCGATTATCAAGGTCGTCGTGGATGTATTGAAATATCTGAATCAGACAATTGTTTAAGCGGTCAAGTATTCCCTAATCAACAAATGTGTTTAAACCCTACAATGTCATCCAATATGGGCCAAGTTCAACAATCACAACAATATAACCAACCAAGGTAAACAAATACCAAATTCAGATGTAAAATGACAGATTCAAATTGATATACATTATTTTGATACATATCAATCCATTATTTTTAACATATTGTACCATCGTCATACTGTAATAGATAACGATTTCCCATAAATCCATGATTGTAACAATATATAGAAACCTTATCGAAATCACGAATAACATCTATTTTGATCGAACCATACATAAAAATATAATCTCCATTCTCTGGATCACCTACACCCAAATCCACAGTTTCAGGTCCTAATTGATACGTTTCATTATCATATCGTGTATAATCACTTGTATATCCAGTATATCCATAGTTGTTATTGTTTTCATATAGTATATTATAATTATTTTCCCCATTGATTGGAATAAAGTTATTACTATTTAATATTGCTATCGGATGTGTTTTGGGAATATTTACCAAATAATATGTTCCAATTTTTAATTTGTAATAAACGAGTGGATTATATATTACATCAGCAACATTGAATACATTATTTTCAAAAACTGTATTTTTCAATATATATACATTTTGATATGCCAACAAATCCGGATTATAATATTTATTTACATCGACATAAACATATTGACTTAAACATATATTTTGACTTACATCTATATTTGCTGGTGTTTCATCTGGTGTAATTAATGTATATTCATATTCCTTATTATAATAATAAGTATCAACAATTTGTGATGTTTTTTTTGAACTATCAAACCCATCAACAGAATATTCTTGAAATGTAGATGGAACTGGATTAATGGACGCAAAATTACAATTCTCCGATGTCGTTTGAGAATCTTCTACATTTACTAATAAACCATATGATGTTGTAAAATCTGTAGATAATGCGTTTATAGTTTCATCTATATTAATTGTAAAATGAATATCATAAATCAATTGTCCCTCTGTATTTAATTCAAATGGACCGACAACTATATTTTGCAAATAATGTATACCAGTAAAACTAGTAACATCTTCAGTATACGTAAAGGAAACATCCATAACAATTGTTTGTGATTGCAAAGTAACATTAGGTGATGTATGTGTTTCTTCGTCTGAAACGTTGTAATTATAATACACATCACATTTTATATCTTTTATTGTAAATGATGGAGAATTTGCACCTGTAAATGACAAATGATCACCATAACTTAAACTGGAATTATTAACAATCCCATTTACATATAATGATATTGGTATATTAAATGTAAAAAATCCCAATTTATCAATAGGTTTTTCACTGTATAAATAATATACAAATGTATTCGTATGATCGGGTACGAAAAAATTAGTATTTGAATTCACTAATATATTATAATCATTTACATCATTCAAAATACCATAATTGTTATATATTTTATAATTATACAGCGGAATTGTTGGATCTTCATATAATAACATTGAACCAGGAACATCTGAATTGGAGGAAGGTCGTGGCGTTCTATCCAAAGGACAACTATAATCAATAAAACTTTTTTTCAAATAAGATTGATAAATATCTAAATTACGATTATAAAAATATTGAAATATTCTTCCATAATTTTGTTTTGTTGTTATATTTTGAACTAATTTCTTCCATAATTGCTTCTGTGTATCATTGTTTATTTTATTGTTGGATTTATTATTAGAATACTTTAAAATTTCTACTTTTCTTCTCATATCTAGTTGCGTTTTTGTTAATGATGTATTTTCATATGGACTAATTAATTCATTTCGTGATTTTGGAATAAAAAGTAATTGTCTTCTTTTTCGTTGACTGCAATAATTAATTAAAGTTTCATCATCATATATATTTGTCATTTATATATAATGTAAATATAATGCTATAATACTTTGGATTTATAGTTTTGATGTGTACCATAAATTAGATAAGTATCCATAATAACTAGTACCAGCAGCACCTTCAGCATATTCACTTGTTTCTAAATTAGGTCCATTATTTACTATGCTATTTATCTCAAACACATTCAATGCACGACTAAAATATCTTAAATCAGATAATTTACCTGAAAATCCACCATTTTGGTTCACCATAACATCTTGATAATTTTGTTTTGGTACATGGTCTAAAACAACACGTCCAGATATTGTACCATTAACATATGTATCCAATACTGTGTTTTTCATACGAATAACAACATGGACCCAATTTTTAATTGGGATATTATCAATATCTAATTCTGTATTGACATCGTTGTATTTTACAGTACTCATTACTATATGTAAATTATTATTAGCAGGTCCTAAATATAAACCCGGGGAATTGTTGACATTTGCAACAGATGTAGTTGTTGAAAAATCTGTTGAACCCTTGCTAAATATGTGTTGATATTTATTTACGTCGTTACCAACATCATTTAAATATAACCACAAACTCCATGTAAATTCTAATCCTTCCGATTCATTGTTGGAACGATAAATAGGTACAGAATTTGCGTCTTTTGGATCTTGACTAATAATAACTGATTCCGATCCATTGATTAAACCACGAATGACATAAGGGTCTTCACTTGAGGAGGTAAAATATATCAATAATGATATTCCGATACGTAATAAAAACATAAAAAGGATAATTACCAATAATAAAAACGAAAACTTTGCAACAATTGTATTTGATTGCAAATAGGTTGTAGAAGCTTCATCAACATCTTTTGAAAATGATTCTATACCTTCGTTTAATTGGTCTTTTGATTGTGTAATTGTATCGGCAACAGTTTCATATCCTTGTTTAAATGTTTCAGAGATTTGTTCTCCATAATTAGGTTGATTTTGAGACATATTACTTATATATTATAGCATTATATAAGTAATTTCCTAAAATAGTTTAAATTTTGCGTGTTCTAGGTTATCTTTAAATACTGAAACATCTACACCATATGCGGGCATTATTCCTGTACGTCCATTACCTTTCATGTATTGATCGTATACTGTTTGAGGATTTAAAGGATGAGTCCAACGTTTAAAACGAGTAATATAAGCATCCATTATACCACAAGTTACAGTTGACGATGTAGGGGTTGCAGTTGTTGAACCTGGTGTAGTACCATCACCTACAGTAGATGTTCTTTGTGAACGAACCATTTTACCATCAATATAAGCATCGACAATATCATTATCAACGCTTACCACAAGATGAACCCATTTTTGAATAGGGAAATTGTCTGTAATCGTAACTTTTGTCGTTGAACCATCCTCTAATGGTGTTTCATAGACTAATGTAGGTGTTAATTTTTCTAAATATAGTCTAGCTTCTCCTTCTCCTTCTCCATCTCCTACCTTATAAATATATTTTTTACCACTTGTTTCCCAATTGTTTACAAATACCCATATACCATAAGCATAACGACGTGTTGTTGGCATACTAATTCCACTTATTGTGAGTTTTCCAGTCGAAATTGATTTATAGTCAGATAATTTTGATGATGTATCATACCAATAAATGTATATTAAATATATAATAACAGCAATAGCTATTCCTAAAAAGACAAATGTGGGGTTCATTTACTATATATATAGTATTCATAAAATTATAGGTACGGAGGATTCATTTTTGAGAAAAAATTATACATATAAGTAATTTGTGATTTTGTTAATGGTTCATTGTGATATTTAATATTACTAATAGATCCTTTTAAACCATTATTATCACCTATACTAAATGTATCCGTCACTAAATATTGTGGCATTTTTTGTAATACATGTGTTTTTACTAATTTACCGTTTACAAATACATCTACCGTATTACCATTATAATTGAATACGAAATTATTCCATTTTTGAAGAGGTAATGTTATTTCAAATTGTTCCAAATCATTTTCGTCATTCGGTACATTTGAAAACACAACAATAAAACTGTATGGAGATTTTTCATCACGAAGTATTTTCGGATCACTTAATGTATTTGTTTGATTTATTTCATTATTTTTGAACTTTAACATTGGTTTCGCATTATAATTGAATATTTCTGAACCATTTTTATATGAACTATTCGCGTTTGATTCGGGATTAATATACACCCACATACTAATTCCATACTTTGTTCTAAATGTAATTGGTTCATTGTCATTGTTAATCAAAGCGATATCTTGTGAATTATGAATGTTTCTCTTTTTTTCTAAAAACATGGATTCTTTTAATAATTCAGTACCATTTACAGTCATTGCTTTATTTATATAAGGAGGCAAATATATCAATCCCAATATCAATAATATCTCTATACCAAGTAATACATATACATCTTTTGTAGTTGCTTTAAATTCCTTCAATAAATAACGTACTAAATCATTAATCATACAAGGAATATAAAAAATCAAATAGGATATGAATCCAACAACCCCATCCAAAGAACGCAAATAATTACCTATAAATGAAAATGTTATTGATAAACCTATTATCACAGCAAATAATACCATTATGTAAAACACATATTTGGCTAATTCAAAATTATAATCGGATAAATCAATATAATTATAAACTAAATATATTCCAAACATTAGACCTAAAGCATACATCCCAAATCGTAATGAATCATTATCAATTGTGCTTGTTCGTTTATTTATTGTAGAATAGGTAAAATAAAGAGGAATAATTATTATAGCAAAGTAAATAAATATATCACTCATCCTGTATAATGCATTAGGGTTTGTATTTGCATAAAATAATACAATAGATGAAAATATGATTATTGATAATAATAAAACATAATTTATAATTGTATTACGATATGATGTATTTGTAAACAATAAATCACTATATTTACTAAAAAAATCTGTAATATTACTAAACATCGTATATAGTAATATTACATATTCTCCATGGCTGTTTTTTTACCATGACATTCTCTACACAACGCCACTAAATTATCGACGTGATTAGAACCGCCATATTCTAAACGGACTTTATGATCTACCTCAAACCATGCTGTCAATTGTTTTTGACAATCACCACATACCCATCCTTGATTAGATGCGACGTATTTTTTTTTCGTCTCACTAACTGAACGTTTGGTACCTTTTTTACCTGATCTCAATATTGTATTTTCAGATTGCATGTGACGATCATTTCCACCAATATTAGAATTATCAGTAAAATTCAAAAATGGACTGATGATATTTTTGGCATCTTTATCAACGGGCATGTATTTTAAATACTCATTGGATGCTTTCATTATATTAGACGCATTTGTCGGATCCTTTTTAATTAACCAATATAACAGATAGGCTGCAAAAGTAACACCTGCCATTTTATAATACTTTTGCCAAGACATTAACGTTTTTAAATATTTTCCATCAGTATGGATATTATAAATAATTAATGATGTAATGATTAAAAAATACAATTCTATTCTCATTTATATTATTATTATATTTTTTCGTCTACCTGTTCGCATATCATTGTTTCATAAGAAAATACAGGAATATTACTAAAATTACAATGTAGACCAAGTAAATATAGTGTTTTTTTAAATTCATTTTTTTCATTGCTTTTGCGGTTGCGGATTCGTATTGCAACATATATTCAATTCGTGCCTGTTTTTGACTAATTTGTTTTTTACCTAATTTTATATTTATTTTATTGTGTATAAAGTGGACCCATTTTTGAAAATTTTTCGCTGTATTTAAATAGGGTGATACTGGATATTTATCCAATAAATCATTGAAATTTTTTGCCATGGTTTCATCGGGAATAAACAAAGGAAAATTCATTATTAAATCATAATATTTCTTTTTAGTAACATCATTTGCGTTTTGGGGATAATTATATGATATTGTATGTAAAAAAAACCAATAATGAGGACCCCATATTTGTGAATTCATGATTATATATTTTATAGATATATTGAAATGTTTATCATAACATAAAGATTATATTACATATAATACTAACGATGACAGAACAATATTGTAATAATTGTGGAAAGCAAGGGCATTTATATCATCAATGTAAATTACCCATTACTAGTAATGGTATAATCGCATTTAGAATTAATGACAATAAAGTAGAATACTTAATGATATGTAGAAAAGACAGTTTGGGTTATATTGATATGATACGTGGAAAATATAATATAAATGACGAATATTATATGTTAAGTATGATAGACCAAATGTCTATAAAAGAGAAAATTAACATATTACGAAATGATTTTGACACATTATGGAACAATTTATGGGGTCACAATAATGTAAAAAAATACAAAAATGAGTATGAAATTTCAAAAAACAAATTTGAAACTTTAAAATCCGGTGTTGTTATAAATGATGAAACCGTTTCATTTGCAACAATTATAAAAAAATCTAAAACAAAATGGACCACGCCGGAGTGGGGGTTTCCAAAGGGCCGGCGAAATTTCCAAGAGAATGATTATAATTGTGCTATTCGTGAGTTTTGTGAAGAAACGGGATATAATTCATCATATTTGCGAAATATAGAAAACATATTTCCAATGGAAGAAATTTTTACTGGTTCTAATCATAAATCATACAAACATAAGTATTTTTTGTCATACATAGAATATGAAATTAGCAATAATGAATTTAAACACCAGAAAAGTGAAGTAAGTGATGTGAAATGGTTATGTTATGACGAAGCTATTAATTTAATTCGTGATTACAATTTAGAAAAAAAGAAAATACTTGCTAATATAGATAATATATTAAAAACATATAGATTATTCCAATTGTAAAATATATTTTTGTATTATATATGAATAATACAAAACAAAAAATTTGTCCTGAAGAAAAAGAATTTAATCCAAATACAAAGCGTTGTGTTAAGAAATGTAAGGACGGTTTTGAAAGAGACGAAAATTTTAAATGTGTAAAAATTATAAAACCAGAAGATAAAGCAGAAGAAAAAGCAAAAGATAAAGAAGAAGAAAAATCAGAAGAAAAATCAGAATCTTCAATATATCAGCCGGTAGATGCTAATGTAAATACTCCAAATCCTATTTTAAACTCGATTCTAGGTATAAGTTCTCCACAACCCGTAGATGAAACCAATGAAATGGCAGAAGAAACATCTAAAAACCAAATCATTAATACAAAAGATCTTTTAAAACAAGCTGAAACTCAAATACAAAAATACAAACAAAAAAGAACTATTGAATTGAATAATGATTACAAAGAACAAAAAATAGAGTTAGAAAAGTTGAATAAAGAGTTAGAAGAATTGAAAGATTTAAACGATATGAATAAATCATTAGACACAATTAACGAAAAAATTAAAACAAATTATTCATTAGAAGATGTTATCTATAATAAAAATGGTTTAATTAATACAGAAATATATATGAATTTTAAAAGACACTTTTTAATAGATATATTTTCTATTCTTGATTTACATGTTAATAAAACAGACAAGATAATAAAAATTGTTGGAAAACAAGGTATTAATAAATATCGAAAAATAGATGAAATAATAGATAGAATTCTTTTTTTACAACGAAAATTGTTTAAAAGGAAAATGACAGAATACAAAACAAAAAATGACGATGTAGATGAAACAAGTGATGACGATGTAAATGAAACAAGTGATGACGATGTAAATGAAACAAGTGATAACAAAAAACATGAAACAACGGAAGAAGCATTAAAAATAATATTTAAAGAACCAACAAAACCTATTAATATTGATAA